AACTCATTAACAAAACGAATTTTTGCTGCTTGCCCGTCCGCTAACTTAACCCAGCGAACCTTTGTTCCTGTACCTTCGTATTTTGGCTTGTCGACTAGGGCGTTTATATTCTTTAATCCCTTTACAATAGTCATGTTTCTCCTTATATAAGTGTTTTATTATTTTAGCATAGAGTCAATAACATTGTCAAACTGGAACTCAAGAGTTCTAATTTCATCATCTGTCATATCGCCTATGTCTTTATATTTTTTGTCTGGTCTAATAATTGTAACTAAGTTACCCATCTTTTCAGTAAGTCTCTCAGCCATAATCATTCCAGCATCATCGTTGTCTGCTACTAATACGACACCTGTAAAGTACCGTTTCAAAAGTTCAATCTGGCTTGATGAAACATTTGCCCCTAGGGTAGCAACCGCAGGGAAACCTACTTGGTCTAATCTGATCGCATCAAAAGAAGATTCTACAACATAGACTATCTTCGATGCTTTTACTCTGTGAAGATTAAATAATATCTTGCTTTTTGGAAGTCCTGGAGTATTCTTAAACTCTTTGCCTTCAATTGTTCTTGCAACAAAACCGATAGACATTCCATCTGGAGATTGCATAGGAATAACAACTGAATCTTGTTTTTCAGAAAACCCTAAATCAAATTTTATCACAGATTCTTTTGTAAGTCTACGACCTTCAAAATATGTCATCGCTCTTGGAGAATCTAGTGCTTGCTTATTTAATCTTTTAATAAGCAACTCATCATATTGTACAAAGTCTGGCAACTGATGCAAGGCTTTATTAATAACTGCTTCAATATCTGTTTCTGTTTCTTTACTTTTTATAAATCTAACTGTTTCAAAATATGTTCTACTTGTCATATGCATAATTAACTCAACAAGACTTCTAGTTGTTTGACAACCAAAACAAAAGAATAATCCAGACTCTTTTGAAACTTCCCCTGCTGGAGTTCTATTATTATTATGATAAGGACAAAAAATTATATAATCAGTTCCATACTCAGCCTCAATGTCAATTCCTGCTCCAGTGAGCACTCTATGTATTTGCTGCGTTGTATATAACTCTTTAGCCATTTTTGTCTTCAAAGTCCTTATATCTGTAATAGCCCTTATCAAAGTCTGCCTGTACTAGAAAGTCTCCCATAAAACCATTACGGTTCTTTCTAAATGCACATTCAATAATATCACTATTGGTACCACGACCAAGCGCTAAAACCCAGTCAGCATCATATGCAATCTGTCTAGACCATGCAGTTTGACCTAATGTTGGAACTGTACTTAAATCTTTTACATCATCAGGTGTTGCAGATGAGATAGCCATAATGGGAACTTCTTCACTAATAGCCATAAGTTTAAGTTCTCGTGAAAGGTTCTTCATTCGTACCGTTTCATTATCTGACTTTTGATTTGGACTCATCAACTGTAAGTAGTCAACAATAACAAAGTCAGGCTTGTACTGATCAATCTTTCCACGAATAACAGAAGGAGTTACCTCTCCACCTTGATCATTTGAAATAATGTGAAAGTGTGGTTTTCCTTGAAGTTTACTTTCGTGCCACTTCTTTAGCATGTCAAGTTCAACATCTCCATTAGAAAGTTTTCTGTGTGACCAAAGACCTTCACCCATAATAGTAAAAGCACGGTTTCTAACTTCTGTCTCTGACATTTCAAGACTGATGATTAGTGGAGTCTTACCCTGCTTCCATGCTTGTACAGCAAAGTACAGAGCAAGCCATGACTTTCCAATACCTGGATAAGCAAGAAACACACCAAGTTGTCCTGGCATAATTCCAGAAGGTAAGTAGTTATCAAATCCTGGAAGACCAGTTTTAATTCCAATGTGACCTAGTTCTTGCTGCTTCTTTACATTTTCGAAATACGCAATTGCTGAATCAATATCTGTAGCATCAATGTCACGAATTGCAGATGTATTTTTCTTTAACTCAGAAGTCTTTGTGATTAGTTCTTCTAGGGCTTTTGATCCTTCTCCCTGTTGAATTTCAGATGCAGCATTACGAATAATATCCTTTAGGCTGTCATTTAAGTATTCTGTTTGTAACTCATCAAGGTGATGTTTTGTTGCTCCAATGCCGTCTGCTGGTGTAAAGTCTCTAAACTTTTCAACAACCAAGGATGTTGGTGGAACAGTTCCATTTGCTTCAGAATAGTTTCTGATAAAGTTCCACACATCGTTATGTGTTCTAAGAAGATTTTCAACATTTGCTTGAAGGAGTACGTGCACCTGCTTATCTGATAAAACTGCAGTGATTAATTTTGCTTCTGTATTATTCACTCAGCCACTCCTTTGCTTTAGCCCTGCGCTCTGTTCGTTCTTTGTCATCTTGTTCTTTATCAAGTTTACCATTAAGAATTTTTTCTGCATTGTATGCAAAGAAATTCCAAGTAGGATCTTGTGCAATACTAAAGTAATAATCTAATAAGTCATAGCAAGCAGGAAGTCCGTAGGATTCAACAAGTGCATCTGATGCCCACTGCTCAACGTTTAAATTGAGATTAGACTTTTGCTCGTATCTCTGCAAGTAAAGTTTATTGTAGCGACTGAGCAAAGCCATTCGGTCTTTGCGTTCAGCCACTTTACTCTGCTACGATCTCGGCTTTTGCTTCGTTTACTTTTTCAATTACCTTATTTTCAACGAATGCATAGACTCTGTCCATTGCTTCGTTTGTGGTTTCACCCTCACGAGTATAGTCAACAACACCAAGATCAACTCTTAGTGATTGAAAATTTCCTAGATTAAGCGTATATCCTAATGTTACATTTACCTTTGTTGGTTCATTTGTTACTACGTAATTACTATTTTCCATTATCCCGCCCATTTCTAAATTATATAGACTCATTCCACACTGGAATAAATCGTCCATCTTCTGTTCTCGTATAAACCAGTATACCATCGCCAGTTCTTCGTGTCAACTCCTGACTTGTAGGAGTCATGTTATTAGTTATTAAATTATCTTTTCTTGGTCTTCCAATATGTATACTTGCAAGTATATCACGTATCTCTTTTAGTTGCGATTCAGAGTAGTATGCTCTTACTTGCCAATCTCTTACCCCGTCCAATTGAGATCCCATTGGTGGTGGAATCACTCCTCGTTTAATTAACAATGGAATATATTTGCGATGCCTATTGACAAGTCTTGCAGTTTCTGCTACAGTGTATGCTCGTTCTCTATTTTTTCTAAAGTCAGAACGAAAGCATGTTTCTATTCTGTCTTTTGTAATATTATAAACAGAAACCATTCCTGTTGATCTTGAACTATGATAAAGCCTAACTAAATCACCATTAAGAAACCAGATTTTTTTATTTCCAGTAACTACAGGCTGACTATTGTAGTTTTTGCTCTCAAGTTTTCTTGGTTTAAAATCCATCTACCCTCCTTGCTATCTGAAGGTGGGTGAAAAAATTTTCTTGAACCACAACAGATGCAATAAGTCTCAACATGTATCTGGCTAGAATATTGTCTATCAACAAACATCTTGCCATTGCATTTTATGCAATGCATTACCCAATCCCCTTTAGTTTGGAATACCAATAATAATAAGGTGCACTGCTAGAGAAAGATCTCCAGAAGCACCAAATCTAACAATACCTTCTACCCTTGAAGTTGTTACACTTTTTAGGATAACGTTTACATTTTGTCCTGCTGGTGTATTACCAATATTAACTGCAGTAGCAGAGGCAATCGGTGCATACTTAAAGTCTGACGGGAAATCATAAGAAAATGTTTTTTCGTTACCAGCACTGACTGTAGAGTTATTGGCAACCTCTACGTACCCACCTACAACTCTTGCCTCAGATGTTTTTATACTTTGCTTGCCAGCAGAAACAGTATCTACTGTAGTGTAGTTATAGGTTGCAGATGATACCTGTGTTGCAACATCATTTAACGCATCTGCTAACTGGTAGATGTATGTAACATCTAGCGGTTGTCCTCGTTCTGGTAGCGGTACTTTAGCCATTATCTCTCCATTATATCATTAAACAGTCTGGTTTAGCAATCTATAAACTTTAAGAAAAGGTGTTCCAGCAGCCCCGTCAGATCTTTCAATTGGAAATCCTGGCAGATAGACCTCAACACTTAGTCTGTTTGGTGGAGATGGCTGAACAATATTATTTATTGTATATTGTGAGGGTATTGGAATAGACAAAGATGTTGTAGACAATCTTTCTTTATATAACCAATCACCAGCATCTCCTCTATCCCATCTCAGCCATATATCATATTGTGATTCTTTTCTAATAAAATATGTATTTGCTCCATCAACCTTATTTAGTGTAACAGAGTCCCAAACTAAACTAGCAATACTTCCTGCTTTATTAAAAACAATACTACCAGAAACAAATGTGTAGTCTGGTTGTACTAAATATATTGGAGACCAGTGAGATGTTCTGTTTTTATCAGAAGAAACAATCCTATATCTTAAGGAGTAGCCTTCTGTAACACTACTTATTGGTGGTAGGTCTGTAGTAGAAAGTTTAAATTTTTTAATTGCCTCATCTGCCATTATGTTACCCCTACAGAAAATCTAAATTCAATATAATTGCTTGTATTTGGTGATTTAATAATCGTTTCAGCGTCTGTATTTTTAACAACAGAATATCCTGTTAGTCCATATAATGGATTTGTTGTTGCAATGTTTTCTAATCTAAGGGCATCTAGTGCAATATAGTAGTCTGCAGATGGCACATCAGAAACTATTGCACAAGCATATATCTTTACTACAGTTACAGCATTCCACGTAAATCCTTGTGTTTGATATAACTCTTGTAGTTGAGTAGATGCTACATAATATCTGTTAGTTTCAAAGTCATATGTTCCACCAGTACCGCTGCCATTTTCTAATTCAATTTCAAATCTTGCAAATTCTCCAGTATTTTCTGCATCTGTTTCTGCAAAATCTACAAGAATTCTTACCGTATCTGGAACTGATGCTGAGTCTCCATCTTTGCTAATAATGGAAAATGCAAGACGCAGTTCATCTATTGGAGAGTTTCTGCTAAAGTTAACATCTGCTCCAGTTAGGTGAATGTGATTTGAACCAGCCTCAATAATAAAATGTCCAGCAGAACTTCCAGTTGATGGATCAACTGTTAAGTCTGAATCATCTCCCTGTATCAAAATAATATTATTTAAAAATCTTGCACGTTCATATCTTTCAGGTCTTGGTGATTTATAAAATATTGAGTTATCTGCGTTAGTTTGAAACACAGGGTCTGCGGTAGCGATTACGTTATCATCTAGAGGATCATCTAATGGCTCAGTAATAGTAGGAATAGATGTCGCTGCTACGTTTGTATGATATTGCCAGTTTTCTCCTTGTGTAAAAGCAAATATAGTCTTGCTATCATATGCTCCAGCAGAAGGATTTGATCCCGCTGAGTATAGTCCAATTTCAGTTATTTCATATCTTTCTTCTGTTGGAAGTTCAGCAGTTAAAACTAATTTTT